GAGACAGACCTTGTTTGCCATTGCGGAGCCATGCTCGTTAGTGGCGGCGGAGCGGAAGTCGCCAGCGGCCTGTACAGCGTCCACGTCGTTGACGCGGAAGCCGTAGTAGCGCTCGGTGTCCATCACCAACTTAACGTCGGTGGTCTCTACATCGTCATAGACGAGATCCTTGGTGCGGTCGTGAACCTTGATGTTCGCCGCACCAATGGAGTTGATGTGTACTGTGTCGCCGGAGTTCTGAAGAATCGGCTGGAAGCGGGTGTCGGCAATACCCGGCTGTGCGTAGACGAGGGACTTCTGGTAGGGCACCTCAAGGGTTGGTGCCCACAGCTTAGGGATAAAGGATTCAACAGACATCAGTGTCTCCTACTTCTTGTAAAGGTGTTCCAGCTTGCCCTGCTGAGTCAGCTCGTAGATTTCCTCAGCGCTCAAGTCGTTCAGGTCTTCTACGGTGTACTTTCGCGGGCCGCTGTTGTTGGTCGGGTTGGACGTATTACCGGAAGAAACGGGTGCCGCCTGGGCGCGTAGCTTCGGGTTAGCGTCCACCGTCTCCTGAACAAGGTCGGCCACCTGGGCCGCGTAATTATCAGCGGACGGGTCGAGGTTCGCCAATGCGTTGGAACCTCGTAGGTACGGGATGATGAGAGCAGGGTCGCCCTTAGCCTTAGCCACTGCATCATTAAGCGCGGTGGTTTCACGCAGCTGGCGGTTTTCCTGCTGCTGGGCTTCCAGTTTTTCCTTGTAGCTTTCGATTAGCTGCTCCGGTGTTGCTTCCTCTTCAGCGCCGGACAGCTTGGCAAGGAAGCCACGCATCTCCTCAAACTTAGAGTTCAGGGAGTTGTACTTGCTGGTTAGCTCAGCGTTCTTTTTCTCCTCGTCACGTAGGCTGGTACGACGCGCCGCCGACTCCTTGCGCAGCTTTTTCAGCTCCTTTTCCACGTCGAAGTTGTCCTGCTCAGTCTCGTGAGACTGTTCAGTGTTCTCCGTGTGGTTTTCCTGTGGGGCCTCCTGGGTCTCAGTGGACTGCTGTTCACCCTGTGGGGTGTTCTGCTGGTCGGCGGTCGTGTTTTGTACTTCACTCACGTTAGTGTCCTCCCGTAACGGTTAAAAGAATCGTCGTGGACGGCTCCTGTCCGCTCCACGGTTGGGAGTATCGCCTAACGTCGTGTGCGGTCAGCGGTACGTATTTGTTCGCGGTGTGGTAGGCGACTCAGGTAGGAGTGAGCGTTGACATGAGTGCGTTGCTCGGCTTGCCACTGGCGCACCTTACGTTTAGCCAACGCGGCCTCGTTATCGTCTAGCGCTACCGCTTGGCGTTTCTTCCACTTGCGGATGTTCCGCTCAATCTGGCGTTGGCGTTGACTAGCCGCATACTGGCGGGCATTCTCCTCTTCACTCACCTGCGGCACTGTGGGGGTTGGGTCGCCGGGAGTGTAGGCCGAGTCCCTGTGTTTGCAGTTTGGGTGGTGATACCCATTAGCGATTGCTTTATCCAGCCGCTCTTTCACATGGACGGTGACCTTTTCCCCAGTAGACGGGTCGGTCATGGTACGAGTCCCGGCATCACCAGTGATAGCCAACAGTTGGTTCTGATAAGGAACGCACTGGGGCGCTGAGGCGGGGTGCCACGAAGCTCGCACAAGCTCCACCCCCGTCGCCTCGTACCCATGTAGGTGGCCCTGCTGCTTAGCGTTGTTGCGCATGGTGCGTACAGCCATGTCTGAGTACACGTCAATGCCCCACCGTCGGCCTGCTTGGTCAATGAACCCGGTTACGCCTTTGTCTGCGAAACGGTTGAGGGCGGTTTGGAGGGCACGGGGCTGCGCCAGCTCTTCCCTCATAGCGGTGTTTACTGCTGAGGTAATAACACGCTGGTACACGTCGCGAACTTCACGCGCCACCATGAGGTGCTGGGAACGTAAAGCAGAGGCGGTTTGCTGGGCTGTAGATAACTCCACCTGGGGAGTGAGCGGAACCTGTTTCGGCGGGGTTGCACCCACCTCCCGGTACACGGCACGCACAGCATCCTCGTATTCCAACGCCGCTACCCTAGCTGCTTGTGCGTCAACGCTACGGCCCACCCGGTTCAGGCGTTCCTGCGCCACATCCAACAGCACATTCAACTGGCGTTGCCGCTCACGAGGAGAACCAGAACGCGCCGCTTTCACTACCGCCTCACGCAGCGCAAGCAGCAGAATAACCTCCGTCTCCTCATACAAACCCACGAGGCGGCGGGCTTCCTCCTCACTACTGTTCGACGCCACCATCATCACCCGTGCTAAAAGCCTCATCGCCCGGAGCTAACGCCAGCGGGTCGAAAGCGTTACGGCTCCGCTCGTCCTCCCGAATCTTCTGCACTTCCTCCGCAACCTGCTCGGGAGTCCACTCGGGGTGCTGCTTACGCACAGCCGTTTCTAGCGACATGATGCCAGCCGCATACGATTGGGAAGCCGCGTTGATTAGCTCATTATCGTTGACCTCAACCTGGTCAGGCAGCGACACCAACACGGGTTGGGTTGGTGGCGTGTACCCGTTCAAGTCTGCATCCAGCTCAAGGTACGCCGTGAGGATAGCTGAAAGGTGGGCACGCTCCATACGGGACTTGGTAGCCGCCGTGGCACGAGTGCGCTTAGTACGTGCCCTCGTCTCCGTGGCGGTCATATCACCAGACGCTTGCGGATCCATATCAACCGTGAACGGGGACAAGCCAAGCGCGGACACAGCCTTACGAATATCAGAATCGATAAGCGTCAGGTACTGTTCCACGCGCATATCAAACTGAACCTGCTCAAAGGTGGGCTTCTCTTCCGCCGTGATAGATGGGCGAGTCTTAAACACGTCACGCATGAAGTCGAAGAACTCACCACGACCCGGCCCGTCGGAGTCTAGTAGCTGCTCATCTACGAATAGGCGTCCACGTGCCGCTTCCACTTCATGTTGTAGCTGAGACCAGTTATGGTCAATGTCTTCAAAGATCTGGGCACCACGCGACACGTCAGATGTGGAGTAATACCGCAGCAGGGTATCGTGCCGCCACTGGCGCTTAGGGTGGTAGTTCGCCAACATGTGAGCCGTTGGGGCCTCAGCACCAGTCTTAAGAATAGTGCCGTACTGTAGGCCCTCAATCTCCATAAGGTGCTTAGCGCACTCATGCTGCCCGAAGTCCACTGGGAAGCCCACGTTATCCTCGGAACCTTTATACAGCTGGTATTCAATCTGGCCTGGGGTGTGTTCCTGGAACAGGCGGAATACTGTATCGCCCTTGTCTTCCACGTACGTATCCCAGAACAGGATGGAGGATTGCCGCCCGTTCTCAAACAGGCACATGCCGTTATCGGCATCAACCCACTCAATCCACGGGTGGGGCTGAACGTTCTGGTTCCACACCACGCGGCCAAATACCCAGCCTAGTGAGCCCGCGCTGTACACGGCGTTCCACCATTGGGCGGCGAACTCATCGGAGGTAACGAGGCGGTCTAGCGCCTCAGCTGCCCGGGTATTGCCCGCGTCTTCAGAAGCAAGCTCAGCTTGTGGCGGCTTGCCCGCCATGTAGTCAGCGAGGGCGGTGGTCAGCTCCTCAGCCACCGGCAGGTGGTGCGTAATCAGGTGAGACTTCGCCCGGTCGGCGGGCGGGCGTCCAAGGAAAGCGCGGGAAGTCTTGCCCACAATCCCACCATTGTATTGCGAGCGGTGCTGGTACGGCTCCGGCCCGTATTGGCGGGCGCGACGCTGGTTAATTACATCCAACTGGCCGTTGAGTAGCGCATCGTCACGGCGGATGGATTCAAACGCCGCCTCGTATTCCTTGGGCGGCCAAGTTGATTTCGGGGCGGGCATGTTCATAACCGTGTTGATTCTCCCTAGAGATTGTGGTGGCGCGTACTTGCGCCTAGTCTCACCCCACCGACGGGGCGGTCAACTAAAGCGGGTTATCCCGGTCGTGAACCGCGTACAACAAACAGCACAGCACAATAAAAGGGTGGTTGATTAACTACTTCCGAAAGGTGTCCACCCTCCAAAAAGTGGAGGGCTGCAATCCCCTTTATCTATGACTTCCAACACCAACCATGCTGCTTTTGCAAGATAACCCCTAGTGGGGCGCAGACAACAACACCCCCATTGCTGGATGCCGCAGTACCCATCGACCGCCAGTGCAGATGCGGAATACCAACCCGCCCACGCCCCACAACACAACAAGGCACAAGCATCATCCAGGGCTCATAGTGCTATGAATATGGCGACAACCCTCAAGCACGGAGCATCGTTAGGTAGATAATGCTGCACCCTGCTCCCGCGTGTTGTGGGGCCAATGGTGAACATAATTCCGGGTGGTATAGGAATACTTGCTGGCCTCAACACAACCACGTGAGACCAAACGGCATGTGGGGTGTTGTTGCCTGCGGGTTACATTATGGAGCCGACGGGTGTGCGGTCACGCATGGCTTCCACGTGCCGTATCCAGAATTGGCGGGAAGAAAAGACGGCGTAGCGGGCCGCGTCTACGTGGTCATCGTCTTCCTTGATAGGCGCGTCGTTGCCCCGCTCGGTTGCTTTCGGATCCCATCTATAGCCCGGTATCTCATTAATCAGCCGTGGGCACTCCTCAGCCACGGTCAGTACCCCGTTGGTGAATAGGGAGTCTAGGGTGCGGATACCGTCCACAACCTTATTTTTCGCTGCGGCTACGGTAAGGCGGCGGCGGTACAGTTCCTCTTTGAATGATGCTGCGGCGGGGTCAAGATAGATGCCCTTGGGTTGGTTCGGTAGCTCGGCCAACCATTCTTCTAGGCTGTCGGCCAGCTCCATATCGGTGAGGCGTGTACGCCCACCCATGTCATTCGTTTGGGGTGACCACTCGTGTGAGAGCTGCAAACCATCATCCGTGACGGTCAAAGCATAACCCGCCGTGGGGTGGTTCGTACCGTAGTCAATACCCACCGCCAACACAGTGCCCTCAGCCCTGGGGTTAACCATCACGTCCGGGTTCCACGACTCAAACACCGCACCCTCGGCGGCAACCCACTCAGCCTCAATCATCCGCCGATAAAATAGTCCAGCGTACTGGCGGTGTAGGCGCTCAACGTATCGACGGCTCAGCGTCGGATTATCGGTAAGTAGAAATTTCTCGACGTGAATATCCGGATCGGTATGCTGCCGGTCGACAACACGTTCTTTCAGGTAGTGGCCAGAGGTTCCCGGGTTGCAGGTGACCAGCAGGCGCGAGTCTGGGAGGGATAGGCGGGTTAGTAGCATGTCCCAAAAAGACTCCGGCCAGCTCACAGCCTCGTCACCCCACGCGTTCAGGATCGTCAAACCCTGAATAGAAATCCAGGAAGCGTCGTTGTTCGCGCCAACCACCGAGAACTCTTTACCGAAAAGCGTTCCTGCGGGGGCATTGCGCCGATAGTGCAGGTGCGGGGCGACGGCCTCAAACTCGGGTCGGGTCAGGATTGGCTGGAAGAAGTTACGCCAAACCGTGTTCGTCGAATGGCCAACAATAAGGTTTACGCCCTCCCCGCTGGTGGAGGTCATGCGGGCGATGAAGTCCCACAGCTGTGCGAACGTCTTGGATGAGCGAACCGACCCGTACCACAGGTTAATCGGCGCTACAGACCGATTCAGCGCCAGCTTCTGCCGGGTAGACAACCCCACCACGCACCACCCCTAGGCATCTAGGTCGTTCTCGAACACTTCCGGGTCGCTCGCCATAATCGTCTGAAAGGCACGGTTAATCGACTCGGTAACATCCACGCTTGCATCCACCTGCAAGCCCATGTCGAAACCATTGAGGCGGTGCCTGGTGCGAGCAACTTTGTCCTGCGACTCGATTAGGCGTCGGATCTGGTCTACCGCCTTAAGATCCGTCTCCCCGTCCGGCCCCGTCACAGCCTTGAGGTGGCGCAGCACTCGGCCAATCTCGGCGTTGAGGCGTAGGTGCTGTTCCTCACTGCGTTGCAGCTCCAGTTCTCGTACCTGCTGTGCGGGTTCCTTTGTGATGTCGAGGAGTGCGTCCTGCACGTCGCGGTGCGCCTGCTGGGCGGAGACTCCAAGCTTTTGCCCGATCTGTTCGTACCCCATCCCGGACTTGCGGTGCTTAAGGGCCTCGGCCATTCGGTGGCGTCGCTGCTCGCTAAAGCGGCGTTTGCGCTGCTTGGTTTTACGCACTGGTTCCTCCTGTGTGCTCGTTGGTTTTGGTTTATTGTTTAACGATCGTCATGCGTCACGGGTTTACTCGTCGAGTGGTTGCTTGGTGCCGACCCATTGGCGTTGCACTCCACCGTGCCGGGGCTGGTGGCGGCTCATGGTGTACCCGATGGGGCGGATTAGGCCTCGGCATCTCCACGCGTTGAGGAGGCCTCCCCATGCGTTGTTATGCTTTGGGGTGAGGCCGTCGGGGATGTGTTGGCGGATGTCGTCGGCTGTGAATGGTTTGCCGGTTGCGGCGAGGTGTTTTACTGCTTTGTCGGCGTGTTGTGCCCAGTCCCCTAGTATGTGGTTTTCTTTCATGTAGGGGGCTTGTATGAGGGTTGTTTGGTTGTGTTGCAGCGTCATGGTGTTGATTGTTGCGGGTGTGGCGCTGCGGTCAGGTGGTTAGTTGTCCTGGGGGAAGATGATGGGCGATACGGTGTGCAGCTGGTCTTTGGCTAGTCGCATGACTTCCTGCATTTCAGCGTCGGCATCGGGCTGAGTACGTCGCTGGATTACCTCATGCCAGGCGCGGAGGTTTCCGGTGACTACCATGCGGGTCTCTACACAGTTTGGGAGGATGCCGCGTGCTGCTTCGTTGCGTTGCTTCTTCGGCAGGTGGTCAAGGCCGCTCTTAATGATGACGTAGTCATAGATTGCTGCTTCGGCGGAGATGCGGCAATCCTCCTGTAGCCCAGGGATGTTTCGCACCGCTGGCGGGAGGACTATGTTTGCGTCGTTTGCGTTGATGAAGCGCTGGGATTCGACACTGAATGACAGGTGGCGGTGGCGGGTTAACTCGGTGAGGAATGCGCGGGACACGCCGGTGAAGTACAACGTGGCGGTGGCGTGCTCGGCAATCGACCAGTGGCCTTGGTCGCCTAGTGTGCGGCGTAGGTAGTCCGCATCGTCATAGGTTGCTTCATTAGGGCGGTGGAAGCTCCGGTAACAGTTCCGCCCGGCCATCGTGAGCAAGGTTTCCGCGTCGGTGGATGCGTCCTGAATGCCCATCCACTCACTGATTGCTTTCTCGTCAATCTTGGTATGAGCAAGCAGGTGGACTTGTGGGGTGACGATGTTGGTCATGGTGTGGTGTTTCCCTTTCTGTGTGGGCGCTACCAGTTTTCGGGGTGGGTGTACTTTTGCCTAAGTAGCGATGTGACTGTTCGGCGGAGTAGGTAGGCCTCAACCCTGCTGATTTCCAGCTCAGTTGTGAGTAACCAGATAGCGATAGTGCTGATGGTGGCCCCTAACCCCTCAAACGATGGGTCGATTATGAGGAGTATCAGGGTGAGTAGGGCGGTTGCCCCAAGGACAATGATTAGGGCTTTGTCTACTGTCCGCATGTAGGGCCAGTGTTGGCGTAGTTGTTTCACGGTCGTGGTTTGCTTTCTTCTCGTTGGATTTCGCGTTGGAGGTAGTAGAGGGCTTTGTGGAGGTCTTGTAGGCGGTTGTCTTTGCGGCCTGCCCGGGCGCAGTACTTGACGACGTTTCCGAGATTAAAGCCGAGGTGTTCGGCAATGTCGATGGGTTGCGCGTCGTTGCTGAAGCCCTGGTAGTGGGTTGGGTTGATGGCGTCCATGGCTACCATGCCCAGTCTTCGTCGGTGGTGTCCTCAGCGGTTCCGATGACGTAGGAGGAGCCGGAGCCGCTAAAAAAGTCGTGGTTCTCGTCCGCCCCTGGGTTGAGTGAGGTCATAACAGCGGGGTTGAACTCGCATAGGTCTTTCGGGTGGATGCCGTCATACCCAAGGTTGTTTAGTGCCTTATTGGCGTTGTAGCGGAGGAAAGCGAGTACGTCCTCAGTCCAACCCAGCGGGTCGTACAGCTCGCGGGTGTAATGCTCTTCGTTATCCATGAGGTCAAGTAGGAGGTCTACCACTTCGCCTTGCAGTTCTGCCTGCTGCTCTTCCGGTAGGTGCTTTACGGCTTGCTGGTACTTGTAGCCGATGTAGTAGCCATGCACTGCCTCATCGCGGATAATCAGGCGGATGATGTCGGCGGTGTTAGTCAGCTTGGAGTGCGCCGCCATGCGTAGCGGGAGGTAGAAGCCGCTGTAGAACAAAAAGGATTCCAACAGTGTGGATGCGGCCTTGCGCATGTTGGCGTTGCCGCCCTTGTAGAAGTCCAGCACTCGGTGCGCCTTGTACTGTAGGTGCTCATTCTGGCGACCCCAGTTAAACGCCTGGTTGATGGTTGAGGTGTCCGCCAACGTCATAAAAATGTTGGAGTAGGACTTGGCGTGAACGGACTCCATGAAAGCAATGTTGGTGTACACGGCTTCCTCATGCGGGGTTGCAGCGTCTGGCATGAGGCTCAGCGCGCCCACGGTGCCTTGCATCGTGTCAAGCATGGTCAGGCCGGTGAACACCTGCATGGTGGCCCAGTGCTCGTTCTTGTCCATGAGTTTCCACGCGGGAATATCGTTCGATACGGGCACCTTCTCGGGAAGCCAGAAGTTACTGGTAAGCCTATCCCACACGTCCTTGTCCACCTGGTCACCAATCGTATTCCAGTTAATCGCGTCGATGGTGTCCTGTGGTGTGGCGTGGTTGGGGGTTGTGAGTGTCATGGTATTTCCTCCCATGTGGTTGTGCGTTTAATGATTCGTGGGCTTGCCGCCCCTCCTGCTTTGTGGTGAGGTAGCGTGCCCCGCGCCTGCTTAATCGTCTGGTGCTCCGACAGGATGATGTATTGGCCGGGTTTAGTTTCTTCCGCTACGCACCACGCGGTGCGGCTCCTCATTCCCCGGTGGGGCCGTGGTCTAGTAGGTGTTCTAAGGCTTCCTCGGCGGAGTCGAACGCCATACTGTGTGCCAGCCATTGCTGAGCAAGATGGGGTGGGAGTTGGAGACGGACGGTGATGAAGTCCGCGTAGGGGGTTTCCTGCTCGTCCTCGGCGGGTAGTTCCTCGGTGGTGTTGAGACCGTCGAGGAGGTTGTCTAGGTCGGCTTGCTCGTAGCCGGTGGCGGTGAGGTCTGGGAGCCAGTCGAGGAGGTCTGCTAGGGCCTCGTTGTTGTAGGTGGCTTCGTCTGAGGTTTTGTTGTCTACGAGGACAATTTCAGCGGCCTGGGCTTCATCTACGTCCACGATGTAGCACGGAACCATCAGGTGCGGGGGTTGTAGGCCCGCGTCTTGCGCTTCCTGGTTCAGCTCCCGCATAGCGGCAAGGGTGTGGTTGCCCGCGAGGACTGCCCATTCTTCCCCGGTTTGTGCCCCAGTATTGACGAGGAGGGGTTTGAATAGGCCGTGCTGGTGGAGGCTTTTCTTGATTGCGGGAATGTTGCCCTTGCGTGGGTTGCGGGCGTAGTTGTGAAGCTGCTCGATGGGTAGGTGTTGCAGCTCGCCGGTGACGTGGTTGTGTGCGGGTTGCGTTGCGCTCATGCCTCGTAGTGTGCGGCATGAGCGTCGGCGGTCAGCAGGATAAAGGATGCAGACCTTTACTCCCCTATTCTTCTACGCGGTTACTACCTCGCTCAGTCCGTTCTCTTGAAGTACGCACAGCGCAGCGCGGAGGGCTTTACGCTCGGCTCGCTCTACCGATGTTGCACACGAGCCAGGGAACAGAGTATTCGAGTCGTTTAGGGCCTCTAGTACGTCATTTTCTGCCATTGCTAGAGCGGTTACCATTGTGGCTTCGTACAGTGCCTTGTTGTATTGGCGCAGATTAACGGCTTTGACGTTGGCCAGGTGGCGGCGGCGTGCGTTGCGGATGTTTTCCAGCTTCATGTTGTTTCCTTTCATTAGGAGTTGCAGCCCCTTGTGCTTGTGTTCTTTAAGTTAAGGCTTGCGTAGCCATTGTTCAAGTCGCGTATATGCAGCGCAAAGCCCAAAAAGAACATCGTTACCCCAGTAATACATCCATGTCTGTTTCTAGGGTTAACTTGATTCTGGTTACTCCATTATCAGCGCGTTCAATGCTTACTGCATTGTTTGCAAGGCGTAACCCCTCAGTAGGTTCTCCGGGGCTTGCTATGATCCTCCGGTCATTTACGAATAGCCCTCGGCTTTCGACGCTAATCATCCTGTGTTTCTTCCTCTGTTTCGAAAGACCGAATGTCGATTGGGTCTAGGCGTTTAGCTGCTTCTGCTCGGTCGCCTTTGACGAATATTACGATGTCTTGGTGTACTCGGCCCAAGGCGCGACCCTTTTCGAAGAAACCCCGTGCTCTGATTGCAGCGCTTCCAACCTGGTTAACAAGAACAGCGTCGTTAGCTAGATTCCAGCTGTCCGGCGCACACTCAACCATTAGGCTTTTCATGTCTCGAAGATTCCGCTTCTTGTCACGCACGGAACCAACAACGAATGCGGCGAACCGGTTATTCTTGAGGGATCTGTCGGCTTTTTCGAGGGTGTCACGCATGGCCTCAGAAAAATCTTCATCAGACATGTTGGATAAATCCTCGTCTAGATCTGAGTATTCTTCGAGGTCGAAATAGGGAGGGCAGCCGATAATCATGTCGGAAGAGTCGGCTTGTAGCTCGGGTAGTGTTTCTCTTGAGTCTCCCTCTACCCATTGTGCTGTTCCGTCCAAGTAGTTGGAAAGTTTGGAGTACTGAGAACGGTTAGCTTCACACTGTTCGGGCCTAAGTTCGTGTCCCACGTAGTTCCTGTTCAGGTAGGAAGCTACGATGCCTCGGACGCTGCCGCCCGCCCACGGGTCAACAATTTTGTCCCCTGGATTGCTGAACCACAGGTAAAGAAGTTCGCATAGTACGGGGTCGAAAATGCTAGTTCCGTTACCACCTCGATATAGGCTTAGCTCAGACTGGTAGTCGCGTTCGATCTCTTCGTTGGTGATGCTTGGGCTGATAGCTCGCGCTTTGTTCGCCACGGTGTACCAATTTTGATACTTGGTGTAAATAGACGAATAGATAAGGTTTTCTTCGCGTCCGACTTCGCTGTCGATACCTAAGTCCAGCCATTGCCGTTTACGTTCTTTCCAGTCGCCACGGCGAGTATCAAGAACAGTCATTGGCGGCATGAGAAAAGAGTCCGCAAGATGATTAATCGCTACAGGCTCATAATCATCTCCGCTGCTGTCGTTGCTTAGTTCATCTTCGCTTGCTTCAAGGTCAGCTAAAGATTGCTCGATTAGTTCTAAATCGTCGGCGTCGTATCCTGTGCCGTCGAGGTCTCCGTCCATCATGTCTAGGAGACCCAATAGTTCCTCATTGTCGTAAGAGCCGAGGTCGGCGGTGCGGTTATCCGCCAGGACGATGCGGGCGGCACGCTCAGCATCAACGTCAACCATCCATACTTCCACCTGCTGCCAGCGGCGATCGTCCGGGTTTCTTCCGCTAGTTCGCGGATTGCTTTTACCGTGTGGTTACCGGCCAGAATCTCGTTCGGCTTTTCTGTGTAGGTGCCCTTGTTGACGATTACGGGCCGGAAGATGCCGTTAGCGACGATGCTGCCTTTAATGGCCTGTACGTCGCCTCGGCGTGGGTTTTTGGAGTAGTGGTTGAGGCTGAGGAGTGGGACGGTTTGGTGCTCCCCAATGTTGGCTGTGTTTTTCGTGGTCATGGCTCAGAAAGCTACCCACCCCGCCGGGCGGTCAGTTCTCTTTAAGTGGCTCCCGCTTTGCCCTTGGGTTCCTCACGCCGTGGGTTTGATACTGCCGCTCATCCCTGCGATCCCACGTCTTATACGGGTTCCGCATAGCCGAGGTAGCCACCTGGGATGCTTCCCGGTTCACGCGACGTTCTTCACGGGCTATTTCGCGTAGTTCGCGCTCGTACTGCTTCCTCTCGCGGGCAAGGATCGCCTGCCACTTCTTTGCGTCTTCCTCATTACGGGCTGCGCGGCGGAGGTTAGCTTCAAGCTCAGCCTGCGAGCGGCGAGTGCGGATATGGTTAAACCATTCATTCAGCTCATGGAGGCGCGCCACGGCTTCGTCTTTATCGGCTCGTGTTGTGGCTGTATTTAGTCGCTGTACCCACTTTTGCTGCTCCGAGTAGTACCGATCCTCCATCTCGGCGTTGCGATCTTCTAGGCGGCGTCGTAGGGCTTCTTCGCGTTGCGCAGGGGAGGCTTTACGAGGACGGCGGGTTCGGGGTTTCATGTGTCTAATCTTTCCATGAGTTCTCGTATGGTGGTCAGGCTGATTGTTTAGCTTCCTGTATCTTCACCATGTATGAGGCCACGTAGACGGACATAATGTAACTCATGGTCACATCATGCTTATACGATAAGCGCCTTAGATGCTTCTGAACTTTCAGCGGGACACGCAGCCGCTTGCATACGCACTCGTCAACTTTCCCGACAACCAACCCGTGGGATAACGTTGGGGGAACTCCCGAGGCCATACCCCACGTAAGAATCTCAATCATCATTGAGTTCATCGAGATTCCCCGGTGCTCAGCTAGACGGTTGATGAAGTCGATGTGGTAGGGGTGGAACCAGAGGCTGGTGGTCGCATTTTGTTTTACGTCGGGGTCGGCCCTGAGGCGATTAAAGGCCCTGTTCTTCTTGTATAGGTTTTTCATTTCTTCGTCGGCTTTTTGCGACGCCGGTTCAGCTATTCGTTGCACGGCAGGTAAACCTCGTTGGTGGTTGGGTGGAATGCCCCGTGGGTGATGTAGGTGCCGTGGAGGTAGAAGTCTCCGGTTAGCGTTCCGGTGGGGTGTTTTCCGACAGGAATAAAGGTGAGGCCGGGCGATACTGTATAGAGGGTTGGGGTGTCCACTGTGATGTTTCCTTTCCGTGGGTGGGCGCTTGCAGGCGCTTATACGGTTTCGGGTTGGTGCTCAGCTAGACGGGTGAGGAGGGCGGCACAGTCCCCTATCCCCTGCGGGGTGTCTAGGTCGAAGTAGTAGGTGTTGTATTCCTCGTCTGAACCCCACCCCTCGTTAATTTCAGTATCCAGCTTCAGGAACGTGTCTAGGCCGGTGTAGATGTAGGGGCCGGTGCTGGATTGGGTGATGCTGAATCCTAGAGATTCTGCGAGTCCGGTTAGGCCCTTTATGGCGAGGTATGGGTCGGTCATTGTGGGTTTCCTTTCTGGTGGTCACCTTTGTTGCAGTGTGGTGACGTGGTGCCCGTGGGAAGGCTTGCACTCCCCCGCCTGCTCGTCGGGCTGATGATGTCTAGTTAGCGTCCACAACGATTGGGTAATAGTCGGGGTGGTCTTCGGTGGTGGCCTTGCCCTCGATGTGGAGTCGGCCCCATTCAAGGCATTTCTCGTGGTGGGCGGCGTGCTCCTCGCAGAGGACGTATTCGGTGTTGGTGGCTTCCCTACCGCAGCGGGTAAATCGACATTCCATGATATTGGCTCCTTAGTTGGTTGTGTATTAGAAGTACTGGCGGATTAGTTCGTCCATCTGGTCTGCGGAGTCGCACGGCATGGGGGTGAGGTGATACTCGTTGTATAGGTCTAGATAGCGAACGATATTGATAGTGTATCGATCCTCATTAAAGGAAGCCCAGCCAATTTGGCGGCCCTGCTTGTTGTAGATGCGGCGGGTTTCGGTGGAAAGTACTCGACCATCTGGGGTTACTTTCGGGCCTGGCTTGATGATGTACTCTTCGCGGGTTGGAGTGCTCATCGTGTTGTTTCCTTTCTGGTTTGAGCTTGCAGACTCTTTTGTGTGTGTTGTGGGGGTTAGTACTCGCCGGAAATGTCCGAGAGAAGATCGCGAGTATCGGTGAACCCGTCGTAGTTTTCCAAGGTGTATTCCAGCTGGTCAGCAACGACGGGGTATTCATTGCGCAGCTGAGTTGCGTAAGCGTTTAGCTTGGCGTGGTAGGAATTTACGAGGTCTAGCTGCTTATCAGCGGCATCGTCGAGGCCCTGCTTGTCCAGCTTCCGGTACACGCTCACTGCCTGGGTAAACTTAACGAACGTGTGGAATGCCTGCTGATTGTTCATCGTGTTTCCTTTCTTGCTTGGGGTTGCAGCCCCTTGCTCTCTTGCTTACATGTATTACTATACCCCACGGTTTACAGTTTGTAAAATCATGTGGTTATTGCAGGCCCGCACCCGTAGAACCGAACCCCGCGTCACCTCGCTCAACATCACCAAAAGCATCCACCCCCACCAGCTCAGCACCCGCCAAAGGCTCAACCACCAACTGAACCACGAACTCACCCTCACGAAACCACACCGGCCCGTCGCCCGTATTATGCAAGCTCGCCTTAATCGTCCCCGTGTACCCCGCGTCAATAATCCCCGTGCCGTTCGACAGGCAAACGTGCCGCTTCACGCCCACTGAGGAACGCACAAACAGCTTGCCCACATACCCCGCTGGGATGTTAACCCGCACGCCGGTGTCCATCATCACGTGTCCCCGGCACGGAACGCGCACCTCCTCCACCGTGGCAAGGTCAAACCCCGCATCCTCAGCATGGGCGCAGCGCGGGGACTTGGCCCCGTCCTCCAGAATGTAAGGGACGGTAATCATAATGTGGAATCTTCTCCTCTAGTAGTTGTGTTAGCTTGCGATGGAAACGGTGACGCGGGCCTGTTCCTCAGAATCGATTTCTTCCGGTGGAACACCAGCCGCCAGGCGGCGTAGTCTCAGCTCCTGCCAGTCCGCCCGGGCGATACTCTCCGTGTTCATGTTGATCCGACCGGGCCGAACAGCCCACGTATCGAACCACATGCCAGCCCGCACCATGCCGTAATTATTGTGTTCCAGCACGTCGGCGGCGCACTCGGCGATTACCGGGCAGCCCTCGCATAGCTTCCGAGCGGCGTAGTCCTTATTGGGGGCGCGAGTGAGGCCAAGGTCGTAATTGTCGGGATTTCTCCCGTGGCACTTGGCGTTGTTCCACCAGTTCTTACGGAGCGGTTTAACTTGGGTGCTGTATGGGTTGTTCATGGTGTGGTCTTAATCGTCGAATACGGTGTTCATCTCGGGTACGAGCCAGGCATCTACCCCGGCATCACGTAGGGTTTTGAGGTGGCGTTTAGCCCTCCACTTATGCCGGTAGATGTTCAGCTCACGTACGTTGCCGTTAATGTCACAAAATACGGCGGTTCGCCCGGTGGGGACTTTACGTGTCGGCATGTCGCCCCCTTTCTCGTTCTGTGTGGATTAGTCAATGCGGGTGATTATGGTGCCCCGGTGGGGGCGGTTAGGCGCGTGATTACTGTGGTGTTGCAGCTAGTGTTGGTGTCTTAGAATTAGCCGGTCGCCAGTCGTGGGTATGCGCGCCCCACCCGTGTGTGGATGATTCAATGTGCGGTCATGCAGGATCCCCCACCGGCATGGGCTGGCCATAGACGCGGGCTACAACCCGCACCCGCTTCCCTGGATACTTTTCAGTGGCCAGGCGCTCAGCCGTGGAGGCAAGCGCATACCAGTGGGCACGGTGGGGCTTCTCCCACAAACCTAATGGCCCCGGGAATAGCCACTTGCCGATGAGGGGTCGCCAGACTTGGGCGGCGTATTCGTATCGCAGGCCCGCCACATCGTTTAGTGCGGCGATTGCAACATCCTGAGGTACGCGACCCCCAGCATCGACCCGGGCGAGGTGCTTTCCAGCTTCCAGTGGAGTCATGCTAGTTCACCCCCTGGCGCTTCAGCTCAGTCTTGTAGCGAGCTATGAGTGCTAGCGCTGGCGTCGGGTTGGTGATGTTGTGTGCCCAGTGGCGCCCATTATGGTTAAACATGGGGTGTTTCCTTTCTGAGTGGAGAAGTTGCAGCTTCTCTTTCTCTGTACGTTTATTAGTATATACCCCTGTTTACTGTTTGTAAAATCATGGGGTTAACGTGTCACAATACGGAAATGGCGGCCCCGCAGCCACCCACAAATCAACCCACATCGCGCCCCGCTCACCACGAACCGGAGGCCACAAAATAGGCTCAGGCTTGCCCATAAAATACGGCGTATCATCATCCACCAAGCTCAGCCCTGGGATGCGCTTAGACCCGGCAGAAAGCGCGTCCATCAACGGCTTACTTGAAGCCGTCACGTTATCCGTATCCCTACGCCGCTTATCAGGAACACGGTAATTCATCTGCACCAACAGGTAGCGCTTGCCCTCCGGCATACTCAGCCCACGGCCAAGCAGGTGCAAAAGCTCCTGAATCTCACGTTTCTTAGCGGCCCGGCCATACACTGCCCCACGGGAAGCGGGGGCGGCATCATTCATTGATAGTGGTGGTTTAGTCCACGGCAGTTTGATCCGCTTCCAGAACGTTAAATCATCTGGATATCGCATAATCATTGGCGGGTAGTCGCTCATGCTCCTACCTCAAACAGTGCGGGCTGGACGGTGACCACGCGGTTCTTTTTCGGTGGCGCGCTATGCCGCTTCCGGTCGATAGGCTTGCGCAATCCCCGGTGGGCGGAGGTGATGTTGTTTTCCTTTTTTCCACCGTGTGTATGCGCTCCGGCAGCGGGTGCAGAAGCCTCTCGCGTAGTGCTTAACGTAGCCGTCTGGGGTGATAGCGCGGTGCCACTGCACCATCGGCTCGTTACAGTTACGGCAACGGTCTGGGGCCTGGTTCCGATGCTCAGTTCCGCCAAGGTTGATTGCGTATCCCGCAACCTGACTGAGCTTAATGGTGGTCTCGTAGTCCCCGTAGCAGACCACCCCGCCTTGAATAACATCGGAGGCGGGTACGGTCGCCCCGTCGTTGAGGCTACTGCCTGCTGTTAGCGCGTCTTGTGCGCATTGCTTTTTAATTGGGCAATGCTCGCACATTTTGAGGGCGGCGGCTACGGCGTTAGGGCTGGCGGAGGTGGGGTTGAGGAATGCAAGGTTTCTGGTTTTGTGGCAAGCTGCCTTGGTTGACACGGGTGCTCCCTGGTGGTGTTGGTGGGATTTCCGTGCCTATTTTTATGCGTCCGCACCTGTGTACCAATTGGCACCGTGCAATCGTACGGAACGGCATTCTGTCGAACAGGTTGGGGGTGGCTACTACTACCCCACCGCCAGCAGGTTCGACTGCAACGCATCGATCAACTGGCGGGCCTCGTCACGGCTCAGGTCATACTGCGCGCCACCAGCATCAAGGGTGACGGTTGAGTACTCATCGCCGGGCGTGTTGTCCGTGAAATTAGAAACAGTGATCGTTCCGGTAGGGGTATTAATCTGGGCCATGTTTCGCTCCTCATTATCGAACAGGTTCACGAATGAGAATAGAACACCCTAGCGACATGCGCCGGGTGTTCTACCCCCACTAATCGTCATTTTCGCCGCTTAAAAGGGCGGTTCCTGTCCCCCTCCACCGAAACCACCGGTCTCGGAGCGCGGCTGAGAACCCCACGGGTCATACTGCTGGCCGTTTTGTTGATTGCCCTGCTGGCTCCCACCCTGCGGGGAGGACTTACTAATCGCCACATCCTGGCCAATCAACGAAGCGCCCACATGGTTCGCCAGCATCGTGAACACGGTTTGCTCGCCCTGGTCGGAGTTCCACAGTTCCGGCTTAAGGTCACCGGTGGCGATGACCCTCATTCCCGTGCTGAATGTGTTGCAGGCGTGCTCCGCCTGCTTACCAAAGACGGTGACAGAGACCCATACGGTCGGTCCGTCAAAATACTCGCCATTACGGTCGCGCTGCCGTTCACTCCACGCCACATTGAGGCGCGTCATGGGCTTTCCTTGATTAGTCTGCTTTAGTTCTGGGGTCTTGCCCAGATTTCCTTGAATGGTTGTGTGTGCCATGTGTGTATCCTTTCTGAAATGGTGCGGCGGTCAACTCCCGCCTGGTTGGGGTTGCAGCCCCAAGATGATTTATTACCTGTCGCCTGCCAAGATGCGGGTTACTAACGGGGCGGAAATATCCAACCGGCGTGCCAAGGTAGTCGCCGGAACCCCAGCAACCTTAGCCCTGCGGAATGCCGCCGTCCGGCGCTTCTTCGCCTCAACGATCTGATTATGTAGCTCGACGATTTCCTGATGCGCGGCCACGGCTTCATCCTCAGCCTGCTGCTTCTTCGCCTGTAATTCCTGCTCGCTCATGCTCATACCTCCTATCTTTTCACATCGGCGGATGTGGGTATCTGTCTCCATGCGTTACGTATCCACCGCTTTTCTATCTCCTCAATGCGTGATGTTCCTTTCTCGATGCGGGCGAGTAACTGGTGGCTCATGCCTACAATCTCGCCAACCGTCTTATAGTCGCCGTGATACTCAACCAGATCACGGATACGGGCCTGAACAAGGCGCGTTGGCCGCTTAGCTGTGAGACGCAGCCGGTTACGCCCCGGCTCGTGTAACTCCTCCGGATCGTCAATATTCACCCATTCCATTGGTAGGGGCCACGCCTGATATTTAATGCTGGTGGGCACTGGGCGGATCGGCCTGGCGCTCAGCTTCTCATACGTGGCTCTAATGGATTCCGAGGTGGCGGGGTCGATGCTCAGCTTTTCCCTAAAGGCCAATCTTTGGATGATGCTTATTGAGATTCCTGAGTCTTCGGAAATTTCCCTTGTCTTCACCCCGGCGGCCAGTAGAGCCTGAACCCTGCGCCTGATAGGCCACACGGCGCGGGAGGGGCCTGCTACCCTATCCATCTTTCCCAGCAACTCGTACGTGTCACCCCTCAGTCCTTTCCCGTCCCAGTTATTGAGGTGGCTCAGCGTGGAGCGGCTAATTCCGGTGATGGTGGATATTTCGGTGAGGGTGAAGCCCCTGTCAATGATTTCTTGCAGCCGTTGGTGAGCCTGCTCATCTGGCACTCTCGACTTATGGATATTCAGAATATCTACATGCTTCTGGCAGTAGCCTCGCCCAGTGAGCTTGGGGATGTGGTGGCATCCGGCTACCCTGCATTCACTCTTCTGTTTCTTCTCCATTGCTCTAAAACCATTCACATCCGAGTAGCGCTGAGGCCATTCCGAATGCCAGCCCCGCAGCGACACTGACAATCACGAAAGCTACAAAGATTCCCTCAATGAAACTGTGCTGAGTAACGAGACCGTATATCAGTAGTGCTAGTGCGGCCAGCCACCCGATTGCTACTGTTCCGCCGATAATGAACGCAAGAATGGTCATGCTTCCTCCCACTCTCCTACCCAGCGGCGGTGTGTGGGGTCGCCGTCGAAGTGGTACACGTTGCTCATGCCTTTGTAGTCGCCTAGGTATTCGGCTTCCTCCCATTCCCCTGCTGGTGGTGTGCCGTCTGCTTGCCAGGCTCTGGGCAGGTCAGGGCGGGGGACAACTTCATTAAGCTCACACCCCCATTTCCCAGCGTCTGGGTGAGGATGGTCAATAATGACTAAGGTTCTCCCATCATCGGACTTTCGGTATCCAGCGATAATTCCCTCATTAACGGGCGGCTCGTCTAATCGCTCGAAGATGTAGCACCACATTCCCACGCATTGGGTGCGTTCCTGTGTGGTCATGTCTGCGAAAGTTTTAGGCATCGCCATACTCCTCTGCGTGGTTGGCTGCTGCCATGAGTGCGAGGGCAAGACCGCGGGCTTGGTCTGGTATCCATTCGTGTCTGCCTAGCACAACGACGTTACGGTCACAAGCTGCAATGACGGGTTCAGTAGTCGCCCAGACATAGGAGTCGACTGGCCGGTGAAGCCACGGCTTCGGTAGTTCCGTCATAATTAGCCCCGCATCTGCGAGGTATGAAGCGATATTATGTGCGTGTGCGTAGCCGATGGTCTCGCCGTCCACATCGGTTAGGTCGCGGATTATCTGCGCTGCTTTGTCGATGTTGGTCATTAGAGTTCTTCCTCCGAGTAGTCAGCTGCTGCGAGTAGAGCGTGGGCGAGGGTGCGGGCATCGTTCGGGGTAAGTGAATGGATGCCGTAATCTACATCGAGCCAGACTCCAGCATTTTCGTCTTGGAATGCTGTGACTCCGCCAGGAACTTTGATTTTCTTTTCCACGCCGGTTTGGTAGTCGTATGCGAGACGCTTGTGTGTTTTGTTCCAGATGTACTCGTGCTCATAAAAGTTTGTGGGCGTGGGCAGGTTTGGCGTGATTAGTCCTGCGTTTTGGAGGTCGTGTGCGAGGTTTTGCGCGGCCCAGTCGGGGTTGTAATCCATTGCATACTTATGCCGCTGCTGCCATGTGCGAATTACTTCTGCTGCTTGGTCTTGGTTATTCATCGTGGTCTCCTAGGATTTTTGCGACGGTGGTTTTTATGGCATCGGCTACCCGCTTTTGGACTACTGCATCGTCGCTATTTTCGGCGGCGAGCCGTGTTTCTTCTACGAGGTATCCGAGCGCGTCGCGAAGGTTGATTACTTCCTGTGCGAGTTCTGGGGCGGCGGCTGCGAGGTCGAAGTTCGCATACTCCTCGTCCTCTAGTGGATAATGAGGTGACCGCAGGGGAAGTCGGTGACGGCCCATTTGGAGTATTACCCAATACTCATCCCATCCTTCGGGAACGCCCGCTACGCCATAGAGGGATTCCCACGGCCCGGGTGTGGCCTGTTCGAGTAGGCATTTCAGGTGTGTGGTGGTGAGGTCAGGCATCGTCTTCTCCTAGTAGATTGGCAATCTTCATTCCGGTTTCCACGGCTTGTTCGGTGACTCCTTGGAGGTAGGGAACATCAGTGCCGCCGTTGCACAGGGCGCTTTCGTAGAGGTCTCCACGTATCGCCTGTAGCCCTTTCTGTAGGCGCAGGTTTTCTTGTGCGAGGTCTAACCAGCTGTACCTGGTGGTGGCGGATACGCCCTGCTTCATCTCAGCTACTACGCGGCGCAGGTGGTCATAATCAATTCTCATTCCTGTACCTCCGTGAGTGTGTAGCGCTCACCAGTCGGGGTGAGGAGGCTAGGGTCTTCGCTAAAGAGTGCGCTCCTTTCTTGGTAGAAGCATGAGATCCAATCGAGTCTATTTTTGAAAAGCATGATTACTTTCCCGTATTCGGGGTGTTCTGCTTCTGCGAGGTAGTGCTTGTCATCGTCCCATTCGATTTCGGCCATTGTGGGTTGTGGTTTCGGCGGGAGGGCGGCTTTAATCGTCTCGTTCCAACCCAGTGTCTGGTTCATTTCGACCATGTCCTCCACATAGCGGGAGGCAAAAGCGGCGAGATTAGATAGCGCTTCGTGTGCATCAGTGATTTCTTGGCGGGTTGGGTTAGGCATGGTTTGTGTCCTTTGCTTGGTCTGCTAGGTGGCGGGTTTCTGCTTCAACTTCCTCCCACGTCCAGATGT